AGGACGTTTATTTTCAAATGACTCTGCAAGCAAATATGCTTGAACAGTCATATTGAAAGTGGTACGAACCATACGATCTTTACCTGAAGTGACTTCAGTTGTATTGCTATAATCGTTGATATATACTCTAAACTTAAACCGTTTTGGATCCCCCCAGTATTCTTCAGCTGCCCAGTTGATTTTTTCAATCAACGTATTCATTTGTTCCACATATTCTGTCCACAACATAAACTCATATGTAAGAGTTACGTGGTCAGGCATGGTCACATTCAATATTTGAGCAACAGGAGCACTAGCTTTTGTCAACAAAGAAAACTTGTCATACTTGTTCTTTTCATCAAATTTCTTCAAAACTTGAAGATTCAAGTGACGGTTAAATGTTGCCAAATTTTCATTTTTTGCAACGGTATTACGTTTGTACATGATAGCAGGCAATTGTAATTTGCCCTGATTATCACGTAATACCCCGTCATTTTGTATAGCTTTCCATCTTTCAGGACTACCATACATAATTGGTACTTTTACATTTTCACCAGCGTCTTCTACAGTCAAATTGATTACTTGATCCAAATATTCAAAAATGGCAGTATCAATATCTAACAATGGTATTTGCGTAGCTCTATTGACAGTAGACTTTATATCCGAAACGTTATTCGCTTCGTTTCTAAAGTTTGGTGCTGGATTATTAGTATTTCCTTTCCATGCCATAGATTATACCTGTCTCTCAAAAATGTTTAGTTTACTCAATCTGCTATAGTGAGTATTGCAAATAAAACTATGACTCTTTGTATCTTGTCCACCCAGAAATTGTTCTTGAACCACGTTGTCAATTTCATGATAACGATCATTGAACAATATAGTGTCTCCAATTTGAGGAAAGAAATTGATTTGTTGACACATCTTTTCTCTAAACTTAAATACCACATCTTGATCACGATCCGGTCCAAATCCCTCATCCTCACCAGTAATATCAGCACGTTCAATCAATGCTGAAATATCAATGCCAGGATAAAATGTCTTGCCTTCACTAGGTGATGCTTCACCATACAAGTTGACTCTGGTTTCAGATGCAGCTACCTTGAACACAGTAACCAACGTCTCAATAATATCACTCATCAATTCGGCGTTAATCGAATTGATAAAATTGATATCACGTGCGCTAAAATATCTTCCTCTTAGTGATGCCATATTTTATCCTATGTAAATCATCATTGGAACTTTTTTCAAAATTTCGGTACTCTTATCCGCCTTCATTGCTTGTTCTTCAATCAATTTTGAAGGCAAAGATGCTTCCAACATTTCACGAAGTTGTGTAATAAGAGCTTCTTTTTCAGTACTTGCTTCACTACGTAATTCAGCACCATCAAGTGTCACTTCACCACCCGGAATTGGTATGGTACTATACTTTTGACGTATTGCGCCCAAAATTTCTTTACACAGTGCCAAATAGTATTTACGTATCCACTGTCTACCCGGAGCATTAATTTTGTGGTATTTAACATCTTCATATGGTACGTTACTAAAATCAGAAATTTGATCGGGTAAACTACCAGATGATGTATTTGATGAACCAGTATAATAAGTATTAGCATCTCTATCTCTTTCCAACGCATACTCAAAATACACTTTGTAGTTGTTGGTAGGAATTGGAAACAACTTCAACTTGTTGTTGACAATTTCAAAACTATAACTACTCTTACGAACCATATCATTGAACTCAATTGCTTGACCACGAAGCAAATCTTCAAAGATTGGAGTCATCAAAAATTGTACAGCAGGACTATATCCAGCAAAACCCATTTCGTTCAAAACGTTACTATATGACATACCAGTCATACTAAATGGATCATAAATACGAGCAAACGCTGGTGGGCTATGATGAAATATTCTCTTTACTTCAATACGATTTCCACTACCAGAAGCCTGTTCATATAGTGACTGCAAATCATATGTTTGTTGACCGGTTACAACATCAATACTACCTTTCTTCCAATCCACGTTACCACCAACTCCAATTTCACTACCATATGCTTTTGACATCTTAATGACATATGGAAGTGGATCACCGGTCATTGAACGACCATTTACCACAGTTGATGTGGATTGTCCCATCAATGACAATAAATTGTTACGAATGTTAAATTGATTGATTTGTGAACCGTATTCCGTAACAGCTTCTTCAAATGCTGCATAAAAGTTCAAATCAATCATTTCAATATCTTCGATTGGATATCCCAAACGAATGGCTGCCCATACAGCACTACTACTACAATCTGCAACAAAACGTGCATCGGTATCATAAAATCCAAATGGCGTTCTTCCGGGTACAGAACTGCCACTGCCGGGCCATCTTACTCTATCTTGGTCAAGGTTTGCACTCATTAAGTTATAAATATCCAATAACCTATAAATAATCATTTATATTATGTAGCATCTGGCAATGGACCCGTCGGCTTTCTTTTTGTTTTTTCTCCCGGCCTGTATCCACCAATACCGTGTGCACTTTGACCTTTTGATATAAGATCTTTGGCCTTTTTCTTTAATGCAGAAACCGCTTTTGATGCTTCAGATCCAGCGGGTTGTGAACCATGAATTAATAATGCAAATGGTTCATCTCCACTATATGCATGACTATCATCATGATCAATTTCTAATCCAATACGATTTTGTCCATTTTTATCTGTCCATTGATAGTTTTGTGCTTCCTCTTCAGAATAAACTATAGCAGCAAACTTTAAACGGTTCTTTTTAATCACATTATCATATCTACCACCCAAAGAATGTGTAACAATAAAATTCGAAGGCAACACTAAATTTTCAAAATATGGATAACTTTTTGTATATGCATAAAAAGTAATGTCTGGATACGCATTTATTACTTTTAGCCATCCATCCAGATATTGTTTATTAAAAAAATCACCACCAACATGTATTCTAAAATATTTTTGACCACGAGGCAAATTTTCAGCAATCGATTGAACCATTGTATTTGCAAACTCGTTTGGACCTTTAGCCAATCTTATTTTGGCTAATTTTTCATTATATTCACGTTGTTGATAAACCTCAGGATATAATACTTCTTGACTTGCTGAAAAACATTGCATATCCGCATTTGGTCCCCTTGATATTGTACGTTTTTTGGTTATGGGATCTTCAACAGCTTTTGCCAAACACTTTTTTGCAAATGGACATGTCCAACCGGATCTTAACGAAAAACTATAATGATCTATCTTTTGATTTGGTCCGCTTAATCTAAAAAGAAGACATTGATCATTAAAATCAATTGACTCCAACATCAATTCAACATATAGTTTTATATAATCGTTCATGTTATATAAATACTTACAATTTAGTGATTTTAACTATTAGTTTACCATTTCCTTTAATTACCCGATGATATGTTTCTTTGGGTATAAAAATGGTTTTTTCCAAGTGTATTGGTAGTTTGTTATCCAACTGAAACTCCCAATCCGTATTCTCTATTACTTCAACAATACGATCTTCATGATCTAAATGCCATTCTAATTCATGATCGTCCACATCAGATGAAAACTCACGAATATACTGATTGTTACCCAATGATGTCTCTTTATATGGAGTCAACATAATTGCTATACTCACTTGGATCACTACTTAAACGACGGATTACAATATCATTACGATTAAATTGCACATCTGGTATTTTCTTCCATGTAAATCCACCGCCTGTTTCGTAGACATCGTATGGTATGTCTATCTCATATATGCCTTCTTTGAACTGACCAACAACATATACATGTTGTTCATAATTACTACAAACGCTCTGTACATTCTCAATCTTGTGACGATACAATACACTGATCAAATCTTCAACAATTAAATGACATATACCACCACTGCCCAATTCAACATCTTGACCATCATGATCTTGTTTCCAAGCATCATATTGTTCTTGAGCAACTTTAACCATGTCATCCTTCACAATATCAGTTATATCTTTGATACTGTTCAATGAAGATACATCAAATTCATCTTCGGATTCATCTAACTTTCCAAGATCGTTGAATCTATCATCATCTATCTTGTTTTTAATATCTTGTATCAATTCGTTTAAAGTACGATAATCAACAAACAGTACCGAAGATATATTCTTTTCAGGAATCAATGTCGATAGTTTATTGCCGGATCTGTCCTGTAAAATCATAGTACATCTAAAACGCATCAACTTATTTGGAGTGTTTAAATCTTTAGGTTCTAAACTCTTAGATGGCATATTTATCAGATAATCATCATCTGCCATCGTAAATTTATTCGTCAATTCATGTTCCGGTACCTTATCAAATTCATTAACAATATTAACAAAATACAGTTTGTCATTGGTTTCTATATGAAACCTAGCACGTAACGAACTATTATGTGTCAATACACGCTGAGGCATATTGAACTTTTTTTGATCTTTTATAAAATCAGCAACATCAAACAAGTCCACTTCATATTCCGGAAATGAACGTACTAACTGGTTCAAACAAATACTACCAAACTTTTCAGCAGTCATGTAACCCTGACCATCAACTATCTCACTTAATAAATCTTTAAGTTTAATCATAAATTGATATAATACTTACCTTGAGGTCCGCTATATTTGAATCGGGTAATCGGTATAACAATGTTTAACCCATCTTTGGTATGTGGAAACTTACCCTTTTGTACATACGCTAATGTCATATGCGGATGATAGTCAGGATAACTATCTTCATTTGGCAATCTATCACAACGTTGACGTAATTCCATCAATTGTTGATTGTTTCTATCAACATCAAATTTAACCACATCGTATTTGTCATTGTTAAATTGACTCAATGCCTTCAACACAATATCAAATGGTTTAACACCCTTCAATATACCAGCAACATCACGTTTCTGCAAATCTGGCAAAAATCCATACTTCAAAGTTACATGCGGTTCTTCATCATAACCATATGTTGGATCTTCTGGATCTGTATACAATATCTCCGGTGGTATTGCAGTTTTACCAATACGAACAATATGTGGACCATACGTTGGTTCCACCATTGCCATTAAACATCCTTTTTCAACGTGTCTATTCATATTTTGATTTTATCTATAACCGTTATTATTTCTGGCTTGTATACCACCAAATGATAAATGTTATTGTTATGTTTTGTAAGCTGTGCATCATAATACTTGGATAATGCTTTTAAATAATCCTTTGCATTGTATCTGTAAAAATCCCGGGCAA